AGAATATTGTTGATGAGTGGGTTGAGGAAATGGAAGACCAAGACAAGCGACGTAAGATTGCTGGTCAGAAAAAACGGGTAGGACAAAACCCTGCATTAGAAACCACATTACCACCTTGAAACGGTCCATAACCACCAGGCATAGGAACAACATTTAAAGCCACAGTCGCGCCTGGGTTTTGTAAGTTAGGTCTATCAGGTAGCCAAGGTCCAAAAGGTATCATCTAAGGTTCCCCAATGCAGGGTTTTGTCCTACCCGTTTTTTCTGACCAGCAATCTTACGTCGCTTGTCTTGGTCTTCCATTTCCTCAACCCACTCATCAACAATATTCTTAAACTGTTGAGCGTCAACATCATCCCTCAAGAACTTTTGTGCGACAGTCAATGTACCCGCTAGATAAACATCAGGGTATTCAAGGATTAAATAATTAGTTGGTGATCCAACTGTCAGATCATCAAGCTTTCTAAAGTAAGTGTAAGTGACTGTTTCACCAGAAGCAGTAGGGTTAAATCTGAAATTACCCGCTTCTATGCTGAAGAATACAGGGTTTCCTGTTAGGTCACCATATCTAGTCATTTGAGCGGGGCTAATCAATGTTAGCGGCCTGTTAGGGCTTCCAACAACATAAGCTTCTCTAAGACCATTAAATCCAGTAGGTAAAGCATCAAGCTCACTTGAGGGAACAGACGTTATAGTAACCTCATTATCTAATTGAGCAAGAACACGACGAAAACGACTTTCGGCTAATTGTATCCAACCCTTAACGGTATCATCAGAAGTTCCTGAATCATTGATCCAAGATTTAACTTCTGTAATTAATGTTGTTAGATTGGTAATCTGGGCCATTAGAAAATAATCTCACTTGTTCTTAAATAACGATAATCATTTGAATTAAGTTTAGCTTTTAGCTTTTTTTGAATATCAGGATCGTGTGTGTGTGTGCAATCCCAACCTTCCTCAATTAACCATTTAACTTGTAAAATAGCGGGTATACTAGCAACGTGATTAGCATAATCGCTCTTCATTCTTTTACCATTAGCGGCAGCAAGTGCCCTATTAACCGCTAAATGGCCTTCAATGTTTTGCTTCTTTGTAATGGTGGTTGTGTCACCATCAACAGTCATATAAGTATCAATGCCTCTGCTTCGTCTTATGAGGCGAGTTTCACTCATTTACACTGACCAGCTTCAATCATCTTCTCAGCAAGAGCTACAGGAACTTCTGCACTGTCACCTTTAATCCAATTACCTTGTTTTGTTTGCTCAGCACGCAATATTTGACCGTTGCCAAGATGAACGTTTGAACAAATACACGTAACCATAACCATTGCTGGCGCTTCTTTAGCTTCTTTTTTCTTTGGCTCTTTAGCCATAATATTATCCTTTAGGTTGGGGAGGGAATGAGGCGGCGATTAAACCGCCCCACAATTACTAGGCAGCTTGAACATCAGCTACAACAAAGTGTGCAGCTTCGTTTTTAACTTCTAAGCAATACTCTTCGTTAAGTAGGCGACGCTCAGCATCACCATTCTTAGCAAGCTCCATTGAAGCCATTGGGCGAAGAATAGATTTAGCAACCATTGATGTATCAACGCCAATCACGTCCCGGCCAGTTGTGCCGTAAGGATGAGGAATTGCAGTCAATGTGCCAAAGTCACCTACATATACATCAGCAGCGCCAATGATAGATGATTGGGCGTTTGCATCAATAGTAGTGTTCACACGAGTAGCGGAAATACCACCAAAGCCTGAGAAGGTTTGTTTTAGCGCACCATCCATATAAAGCTGTGTTGGTTTACCACCATTAGTAAAGGCTGATTGTTGAGCAGCTTTCAATAATGTTTCTGTGAAGTTGCGTAGTGTACCGTTTGTTGCAGCGCTAACTACACCTGAACTAAATCCACCATCAGAACCACCTGCACCACGTTCCGTATTGGTTTCTAACCAAGCTAGCATACCAGCGGATTGACGGGCCAAAGTTGAGTTGCCAGCAACAGACGCTTTATTAGAAAGCATTTGCTTCTCAATATCACGAGCAAGCTCAGTACCTTTGGTTACAAGTTGGAAAGCCATTTCACTTGAACGACCTGCTTGATCTACAGCCTGGTTAGTACCTGACACAGAAGCAGTTTTATCTGAAATCTGTGTGCGGTTACCTACACGTACTGTGCGAGTAGCAGCATCAATTGTGGAATCATCACCCTCTAACACAGCATTAGTGTCAATAGCGCTTGCTAAAGCATGAGTTTGCCATTCGTGGAAAGTTGCGGTTGCTGAAGTTGTTCCGATATTTGAAGTAAATGGAGTATCTTCTGCGGCGACAAGATAAATCTTCTCAGCTAAATCTTCCCTGATGCCAATTGTGGAAAAGGTTAAGTTAGTGTTTGATTCGACAGTCATTGTATTAGCCTCTAATTAATCCCAAACAATTTACTAGCATTTTCTTTTGTTGGGTTTTTCTTATAATTAGCAGCAGCGTCATTAAGGTTCTTTTTAACAGGTTTAGAAGGATTAGAATTTCCACCTGATAATGTCTTAGGCTTTGGAGTGGTCTTACCTGCTTTTTGTTTAGCAATCGCGGCGTCATACTTCCTAGCCTTATCCATCATCAGCATTTGACTTGCTGGAGTAGTTGGAAAGATTTTAGCAATCTCCTCAACAGTAATACCCATCGCCTTTGCACCGTACTCAGCTAACTCATTTCGGTACTTTTGGCCTGTTTTAGGGTCTACAAACTCAGGCAAGACTTTCTTATATGTTGTCGATTCATTAGCCGCCCATTCATTTTGGGCATTAACGTCATCAGCATCTAACTCTTTACGGACTTTATCCGCTTTCTCTTGTGACTTCTCATACTTGTTATTTGCAGTATGATAAGCATCAGGGTCATATGCTTCAGATTCTTGATCTAACATATCAATGGAAGGTTTCTGAGGTCCGTAAACCGTCAAATTTTCCAGAAAATCTGCTTTCTGCTGGTTAACAGATTCACGATCAGCCTTTAAAGACTTACGTTCTTCTGCGTTCTGGTCCTGATTTTGCCGAATGTTTAAATCTCTATCACGTGCTTGTTTTGCAAGTCTTTCTTGTGTTGCAAGCGGAAGTGTTGAGAAATGTTCTACATCATCTTTTGACCATGAGCTAGGCGCTTCAATTGCGGGACTGTCATCCGTTTCTATCACCTCACCGCTATCATTAGATAAATCTAATTCTTCGGTATTTTCGGTAACTGCTTCGACTTCTGTAGCAGCTTCGGGGTTTTGATCTTCTGGGGCGGCCATTTGATCAGTTAGTTGATCTACAGCGTCCTGAATCAATGTATTCATTATAATTCCTTAAGGTCTAAACGCTTGTAATATACCAGATTTCTTTCCTACTTTTTGGATTTCATCTAGTTTATTGTTCGCATGTTTTGCCTCTTGTTTATTCAATGTGAGGTATTCTACTACCATATCGGCAATTTGTAAAGCTTGACATAAATTCCTAATTTCCAAGTCTGTCTTAGTTTTAGGCGAAGCTAGCTTTTTCATTACACCCGCTTTGAACTCTTCAACTCTTTCGGTAACTATAGGTAACTCTCTATTAGCTTCTCTACCTTTTTCAAATACATCATTATCCGGCAATGTCGCCTCCTACTCTAACCGTTGGTGTTACATCAAGTGATAAATCTTCCAAACCTCTAGCCGCATCAATACCCATTTTAGTACCTGAGGTTTCAGCAGCTAAATCTAACTTATCATTTTCTAATTGTGTTTTAAGAGCTAGAGCCGCTGTGTTTAAGCCAATTTCTGCATTTTGTCCGTCAGCTTTTAACTGTAGCTCTTGAACAATCTGGAACATCTTAAGTTGACGATCTAAATCATTATCATTCTGTTCAATCTGAGCGTTCATAATATTCTTCTCACGCTCGATTTGGTTCTTCTCTTTATCATTAGCAGCATCAGCTATAACTTTAGCCATCGCAGGGTCTTGCGGTTCGTCTTGCTCCCCTGCTAGTTTAGTTCTCTCCGCTTGCTGTTCATCATCAATCTTATTAAAGAAAGCTTCGGCATCTTTAAAGCCCATCAATTCAATAATTCTAGTCAGAGTGTGATCGATTTTTGAAAGCGTTACTAGCCCACCAGGAACATCTAGGTTACCTTGAAGCGCATAAGCTTCTTTTTGCTGTGCGAGAATATTACCTAATTGTGTGATTTGCTCCGCTTTCGTGCCAGTACCTAAACCAACATTAACAGTCATGTCACTACGGGTTTTCCATTCTCTAGGGTTAATCTGGACAAACTTACCATTCAATCTAAAGGAACGCTTTTTATTACCTGAGTGAGCCTGTGCTGCATGGTGAATGTTAATCATAACATCTTTCATGCCTGTCTCTGCAAAGATACGAGCGATTAGCTTAATGGCTTTCAAGGCATCTGCACGTTGTCCGGCAAATTCTGTGGCTGTAACATCTTTACTAATAGCGTCAGGGTCCATAGCTTGACCGCTGCGTTGTATACCTGTTCTTTCCTCACGTACTTTATCGAAGTACCCAATCAATCCGATCATATCACCCGCAATAATATTGTTAGGTGCATACGTTAAAGCGGTCTGCGCGTTACCCTCTACTAAAATAGGAGCGCTTGGGCTGTTAGTTAGAATATCATCTAATGTACTATCTGCAAGCTGGTCTATACTAACAATTGGTCTTTGGTTGTTTAATGCAGCAGCGTTATCAATAGCAGCACGAGTAAAGAATGTTGTAATCCTTTGCAAGTCCATTACCTGATCAATTAAAGATATACCGTACAATTGGTGCGGCTCAAGTGTTGGTGTGATTGTGGAAATAGGAACACGTGAAAGCCTAGTCTTAAACAATAAAATACTATCATCATTCCCTGTCATTACCTGCCATAGTTCAGCGCGTCCATTACCCCGAGCATCCATACGAATAAAGTTATTGGCAATATCAACCTTCTGCATTGAGGTATTTGTAGAGCTATCTCTAATATCATCTTGATCTAATGTGTCCCTAGCAATATCTTCTTCACTGTCTTGCTCATCAACCCTGCGTAATCTTTCGACCTTGTCAGCGCTAATGCCCATCTCAAGTAAGTCTGACCTTGTGGTTGTTTTAGGCTCGTGTCTAACTAAAGCAGTTTTTTGTAGGTCTATAGTATCTCGACTTACAGCAACTTCTTCAGGAGGTAACGCTTGCACAACTACTTTCGATGTGTCCTTAGTTCTCTTAGCAATGACCATGTGAGTTTTAACTTGAACATCAGGCAAACCCTCGCCTAGTTCAATTGTCTTGGTTTCCGTCTCAATCTCAATGACTTCAATATCTTCTTCAGCTTCTAACATAGCTAAGTCATCGTCTGACTGATCGAAGTAATGCTCTTCTGTGTCTTCTTCGCTATCAATCCAAGAGGCCATCATGAAGCCGTTCTTAACCATTAGCGCATCTTTGAAATATGTATATGTGTTAAGGAAGCCTTTATTGTCTACGTTATAGATATAATTAACAACATCAGTCTCTTGACGCGCTTTATCTACATCTTCTTCGCTTTCAGGGCGAAACTCCATAATATCTTCACTGGATTCAAATATCTCAATAATATCTGGAAGGGCAGATTCAACTGTTAGGAATGCGTCTCTAGTTGTCACACCTGACCACCCTGCATCATGAGGAGCATCGTTCATTTTGCCGTGATAATAATTAATGGAATCTGCGCGCTCTTTCCCTAACTGACTATCACTGTCCGAAGTACCAATAGTATTAGCTGCTTCTGCGCGTACTAAATTTAAAATCTCACTGTCTGATATTGTTGTCATGGTACATACACCGCTCTTTGTTTCGTTGGTCTTATAATTACTTTTTTGGTAGGAGGCATAAACATACACATCATAACACTATCGCCTTCATTCGGTGAATTAATGCCTAACTTCTTCATGTCTTGCTTACTCATTATTTGCTCTAAACCTTGGCCGTTTGGCTTTCTTGGTATCCTACATAACTGTGATCTGAGCCCAACCATATCATCAATTCCCTCAGAACTCAAACTTATCATCTCAGCAGGATCAATATACTTACCCTTAATTCTGCATTTATAAACATTCTCAAATTTTCTTGCAAGCTCTGTGTAATACTGCGCCCTGTTGTTTTTAAATGTATCCATGTAGGTTTTAGGTGTGTCTGTGTCATCATCACCATCAACAGGTAAATAAGTTTCTTCTGCGTGGTCTTGCCCTTTACCGGACAAGCTACCTTTAAACATATGATATTTAGTTTTCTTGCCGCTAAAGTTATCTGAGATTTGACGACGTAACCCCGTACCCATTCCATCACCATCCCACACAAACCAATCAGCACTCGCTTTAATCGCTATATCAGTAGCCCAATCACACACCTCATCAATAGTTCCTTCAGTCTTAGACCTAACCTCTTTAATTATACTACCGTGTCTTACAGCGCAACCACCAGCATCTCCTCCATCATCGAAAGGATCGTGGGCAACAACAACGGCACCATGTGGGGTAAAAGCGTCTTTAATCTTTGGATCAAGGTGGGCATCAACAGCAGCATCAAACCATTCAGCTAATATAATACTATCTTCAACTTGGTCATTAAATTCACCTTCCCAAATCCAATTATACTTAGCTCTAGGCATTGTGTTAAAATCATGGAGCCTTAATTGCTCTTGTTCTTTTCCCCACCAAGGATTATCACGCCAGTTAAGCTTTAGTATCATATGCATATCATCTTCATAATATCCATTTTCATTTAACTCTCTAAGGAAAGGAACTATAAATCTCTTACTGAATGGATCACCAGACGCTTGTGGGTTTCCTGTAAACCAACACTCCGCGCCTTCTGTTCTAATTACTGTGGGGATTAATGTATCTAATGACTTCTCACTAGCAGTCTGAGCCTCTTCAAACCATGAACGCTTAAAACCATGTACTGATTGCAAACTTGAAGGATTACGTGCAGCACCGATATAAACTGTCTTTGCCCCATTAGGAGCAATTATCTTTTTCTCTTGTAAGTCCCAATCATCAAGCTTATGCCTTTTGGTCACGCTTTCAGTTAAAACATTATGGACACTATCCTCAATAGATTTCTGAAACTCCCTTAACCCCATCATAGAACTACCTTCAACATCCATGAAATAGATTTGTATATCTGCAATCCCTATAGACTTACCAGAACCACGCCCACCATAAATAACCTTAATGGGTTTATGTACTGTCATGAAGCGTTCCAGCTTACCGTTTATTCTAAGATTAGTTATGTCTTGTCCTTAGCATTGACAAACTCAACAGTTTTCTTTTGTTGGATAGCCCCCCCATCAGGGCCACTTAATTCAGTCGAGGAAAGATCAGGTAATGTTTTCTTTAATAGCCCTAATGCAGCAGTAATCTGCGATGGTTTCATGTCACCCCGATTATTTTTACCAAGTATATGATCTTGCAAAGCATTTATAAGCTGACTCGATTGTATTTTAGCACGAGTTTTCTCAAAGGCTGCGTCTCCTGGCTTTGTTCTATTTCTCTTAGGTGCTGCCATTATTTATTCCTTGCGAGTTCCACTAAATCAGACGGATCAGGTAATGTATAATTGATGATAAAATCGCGCATGCCTAAATCTGGCATATCGTACAAATCCACTAGCTCAGACCCACACTTAGCTAAAGGTTTAAATTTCCATCCTTGGACAACAGTGCGTTTTTTATATTTTCTTTTAAGCTTTACCATGTACCACCTGTTTACATATGTCTTTGATTAATTTTATAGTTTTAATTTGCCACCTCAAATGTATTGAGGCCACAGTTACAATCTGCTTACCACCAAGACTTAGAAAATCATTATACATCTATCAATCCCCTTAATCCTGCTAGTGTTATTCCTATTACGAACCACCAAATTATAAATTCTATCATGGGAGTAATCGGGCAGCGAACCACCCGACCCTATCTTATGCGTTTGTTAATGCGCTACTCATTACATAGCGACCATTAGGCAACTTAACACCCAAGAATGCTACTTCTGTTCCAGTATCTAGCCAATCAAGGTCAAGAATACCTGTTGCCTCAGTCGTGCAGTAAAAAGCTTTCTTTGCTACGTTGATTAAAAGCGCGCCATCTCCTGCGGCTCCTAATGTAATACCAGTTGATCCACCAGTAACCACGTATGCAAGTCTTGCGGCGTCTAAGAACATATGTACTTCAATTTCTTCTACCTCTGAAATTGCTACGCCCTCTGAATCTAACAACGTAACTACAATGTCTCTAGTGTTTGCAGTTGTCGCACCCTCTGCGCTTACCGTAATTGATGCGTCTACAGCGGCGCGTGAAATATCAATGTCTCGTGATTGTAATTGATTACTTTTACTATTTTGTTGGAGAACTCTTCCAATAATTGATCGTGTCATTTTAGTATCCTTTTGCTTATTGCTTATTGCTTATTGCTGGGCAGGTTTGCCGCGCATAGTCTAGCATAATGTTTTATGTTTGTCTAAGACCGTACATTTCCTCAGTCAATAAGCCTGTTGTTTTGATACCCAGAGCATTAGCGATTCCAAGCCAATAATAAGCTGAGGGTTTCTGATGTATGTATTCATCCTTAGCATCTAAAGTAGCCCCGAATAATGTAATCTCGTCAACTTCCTCATAAATAGCCTGTGCTAACATATAGGAAATAGTTGATCCAAAACTTCTTTGATATTTCTTCGCCATATGTTCCGTTTGCATTGGTATGGCCTTTGGGTATATGTGTATTAAATGTTCCGGCGCGAAGAATGGAACCCAAGGATCGTTAATAAAATCTTTGCCACTTCCCTTAGTTGGTGGTTGCTCGTGGCATTCAAAAGCCCTGTCGTATCTCATGAAATGACCAATGTATAAAGCTATTACCCATACCTCGTGATCTTCTGGGATTTCCTCCGTGAAAGCGGCCATCCCCACTATAGCTATTTTCCTCAATTCAAAGTTAACCTTTCATGAGGTTCACTGACCTGATTGTATGCAGTCATTAATAATAATTGAAGGGTGTCTGTGTCTAATTCTGTATCAAAGAATATAGTTGTTCCGTGCTCGTCGTTTTCTATTGTTATTTCACAGCGCACATAATCAGTCATATGTCGTACTCCTAGCCCCTGTGTTAGCCCCTATAACCCGTGCAGCAGTGATTTTAAGCTCTAATAACTCACCACACTTGAAACATTCCTGGGATTTCCTCTCTGAGATACTTACGCGCCTTTCTGACGGTTCCCTGCAACTTGGGCATTTGTAAGTATAAATAGGCATTATGTCCCCCATAGAAAAAGGCCGCTATTAAACGACCTTATTAGTTTAGCACTTCAAATACTGTTAGACAATTACTTTTTACGCTTCTTTGAAACAGCTTTTTTTATTTTCATTTTTAGTTTTCGATTTAATCGTCTTTTAGCTGGTGTGTGTTTTGGCATCGTCTACTCCTTTAAGCGGGGATTACCCCGATGTTAGCGGTTCCTGTGTTGGTCTTAGCATAAAGCTTCTCACTTGCGCCTAATGTATATTTAAAAGTTTCTTGTGGGTTCTTAAAGAATACTACACCATTTTGCTCTGTTGGTAAAACAGACGATTTAATAAACCCAACACGTTTAGAGCTTTGACTAAATACACTAAAGGTTCCATTAGTAATATCTACGCCGTTTGCTTCTACTGCTGTCCAATTTGAAGTCACTGTATAAAAATCATCATTCGCCATGTTAATACTCCGTTACATAAACTGTACAAGGAGTATCTTCTGCGATAGCGCTAATCTCACCAGTATATATATTATCTGATGGCATTTCCCAAAACCCTGTGCCTTTTTGTCCTTCATGGACAACCATACCATGCTTAGTGTTATCAATAATGGCTGCATGTAGTTTTATCCAGCATGCTTTGTCCGGCTCAATTCCGTTATTCACATGAAAAAATACCCTATCTTCATTTGCAGCAGCAATAACTGTGCTTGTAGACGAATTAAGAACAACTACTGTAATTGTAGCCTCATTGTTGGTATTTGCGGTTCTACCTATTGTTTTAACCATATTAAGTCCTAACTTGCTATCTTTGAATTATCCACAATTAGAAGATCAAGGAAAGCTGTTACAGTTACGGCAGTGTTAGTGCTTTTTACTTGAAACCTTACATCTGTTTTTTCAGAAAGAGTAAAAGGAGCTATGATTGGGAAAGCAACAAAACCTTGATATGATGGTAGTACTCCACCTATTATCTCCGGTCCTCCATCTACTTGAGACATTAATCTCATTTCAATATCTTGATTCTTTGCAGTTAAACCTATTAGAAACTGACCAAACGCTGTTTTACCAACAGGCGTACTATAAAAAGCGGCCTTGCTAACACCTTCAGCAGCCATGATTTTCATTCTTTCAGCACCACCACTAGAGACACGAATTATTAAATCCCCAACATTACAGCCACCATCCGGCGTGAGAATGACAGCACTTACACCCCTGAATTTATTAGCTCCTCCAGGGATTAAAATAGGTGTTGTTCCTGTTACGGTTGCTATAACAGGTGTTTCTTCTGTCCACCCATCCCCTAGAAAAGATATTAATACGGTTTCAGTGCCAGAACCGCCGTTAGCATCGTCCGTACTGGTTGAGACAATCTCCCACTCTTCAGGGTTTCCCTCTGTTGGGAGAACTTGAACACCGTCAACTTGGGAGATATCTTGAAAAGTGGTATTTACATTGTTTTTTTCACCAACAATATTACGAAGCTCGAAGCCCTCTTCGTTGCCCAAAAAGACCCTAACGTTAAAATCTGCTGATGTTTGTCCGGTGAAATCCATAAGCTCTCCTGTTGCGGAAAGCTCAAAGGCGTCATAATGGGGAATTGGGGAACTCTGGACCACTAATCAGCCTTCGAGTTCCCATATATTTAATATATAGTATATTTAATTTATCGCAATTGATTGTGTCATGTTTAGCAAATAATTCATAAACGTGTGGTTTTTATGTTACTCTTCGTCTATCTCCATTAAATATTGTTTAAACTTCTCAACAATCCAAAGTGTTTCGTTTTTCTTTGTGCTGGATACAAAATAGTAGTCACCAGTCTCTTTATCAACACCAAGGATGATAACACTCTCTAACTGGCCCTTAGATGCTTCTATGACCTTGTCAGGGTCTATATCTCCTACTGTTGTTCCTGTGAACTCTACTACATTCATCCTACTTCCTTTATATGTTGTTATATTAATTTACAGTGGTGGAATCCCAAGCATCTTCTACTTCTAACCTTAAAATATCAATTCTAGCCTCAAGCTCTACAATCTTAGCCGCAGCCTTCCTTAGATTAGCAGGTACTTCTGGTAATGGTGTTGTATCTCTATGACCAGCGAATGTGTCAAGTGCAATGTCATGTTCAATTTGAATCGCATAATTAATCAATGTTTCAGCATGTTTATTCATTGTCTCTTCCTTTTTTGTAACCATTGACTAGAGGCGCAATAATTGTTCTTCCAAAATGTTTTGGGTAACACCATGCGTGCGCAAATATTAAAACTAAAACCCATCCTAACCATTCCATCCTACTATCCTCTTTAGTTACAGTTGTCCCACCCGTTAAATTAATTATTTGTTAGGCCACTATCAACACCAGCAATATAAACCTCTTTGTTCGCGTCCTCGGCACCCGCAAGGGCATTACCTAAAAACATGCCAAGCATTTGCATTGTGGTTGCGTCGTCACCCTCAGTGTGTGCTTTATAGAAAACCTCTCTGGTGCGCTTATCTGCCATTTCTACACCACAACACGAGAAATCAGGGCAACATTGATCCTCCATGTGCATTGAGTTTCCTTTAACCCACTCTTTTAGTTGTTTCTCAGTATCCATCTTATCGTCCTTTCATGTTTCAGTCACACCTCTCCCTTTTCCCCTATGGTAAGCCTTAGCCTCCATCTCCGTAACTAACGGAACCATCTCTGGCAGGTACTCATATTCCCCGAATATTATTTATAGTCCATATTCTTTACCGTGGAGTTTATCCCACAATAACTATGTGAGACTTACTATGTTACCATAGGTCTATGATGGAAAGGTAAACCAGAGCATAGAATTTTTGTGTGTTTTATTGTTTTGTCTAACAGTAGAATGGTTTTATCGGCTACCATTTCTAATAAACCGCCCAATACAATAGAAATCATGCACGCTAACCTTGCGAGAAATTTAGATTGTAATATTTTGGGGTAATTACTGGTGGGAATATACTTACCGCCCACCTCGGCATTTATCCATTGAAAGGGCACAATTAAGGCCGGGGCAATCCTACACCGTGTCATATCACGGTTCGCATCACGTCGCTTCAACGAATTAACTTGGGAAGACACGCCCCCCGAAAGGATTTGAACCAATGACCTCTCCCTTTTCAGAGCATCAAATCTCTTACTGAACGGGAATGCTCTACCAACTGAGCTACAGGGCACGTGCCTACCGAAATCAATCCGGTAATATAGTTCTGTTATGTTATCATTTAATTTCATTAAGCTGCCCGGCTTTTGAATGTTTATATAAGTGCCCAGTTTGTGGTCAGAGTCATAAACTCCTAAGCTGGGCAGAAAGGAAGACATCGAAACGTCGCCCTGACCACCCAAGTACAATAGTCCTATTTAGATTGTTCGTCAACTTTTAATTCACTTTGTAAATCGTAGTCTGTTGCATATTCTTGTTTCCATAAATCATATGATAAATACTTGCGACCTGATTGCAATCTAGTTTGAACATAAAGATTATATTTTAGCCTCATATCTAAGCCCTCCAACATTCTACGTTATCCATTTCATTAGCAAGTTCTTTAAACCCTTGTGACATTAAAAATTTTTTAATAATATTATCTAGATTGCAACCATTAGCCTCATAATCTGAACTGTTGTTGCATTGAGACTTTATTTGTTCAATTGCGTCTTGCTCTTTCATAACTCATTCCTTCAATAGTTCATGGTTTAATTCTTTAGCTTTATCTTTCCACGCTTGGCCCCATTCTCTTATATTTTCACATTGGGTTCTAAGTGCTTCAAAATCTATATCACCAAGCCAATTCTCCGCATCACTAGCGGCCTCTTTTACTTCATCAACACCTTCTAATTTTTCAGCATCTCTTAGATAACTCATGCCTCGGTCAAAGCTTTTAATCTGTTCATTAATAAAATCACAAGCTGCTTTTGGCTGTGGCACGATGTAAAACTTTTCTTCACTGCTCATAACTCATCCTTTCTAGTTAATGTCTTAAATACCCATTTTTTATGTTCTTTATTAAAAACAAATTTAAAATCTTTCTTCCATTTCTTTAATAATCTATCAGACGCTCTCCATGCAATGTCGTCTCTACCGGGTACGTCGTGGTCAACCACAAGATGAACCATTAATTGCTGGTGTGTAAATCCACCACTTCTAATAGTTTCTTCCCACATCGCCCTTAAAGATTTGTCTTGAATTTTTTTACTAATTTGGTGTCCAAATACTTTCATCCTATTTATCCTTTAAATAATCTCGTTTTAAACCTATCTCTCTGTCTTTCATAATTCCCAAACATAATACACCAATATTATCAGTGGGCGGAATTCTAGCCTTGTCCCTTAAATCTTTATAGGCTCCATTTCCTGGCAATTCCTTATGATCATTCACCCAATCCAACAAATACGCACCCACGCCTTGCTCTAAGGCAGTTTGCCCCTGTATAGACTTCATTATCATGTCTGTTGTTAGGATAACCTTAGTTTTAACTTCTTCTCTAGCCGCCATAGGTGAGTATTCTTCAACCCCGTCATTCCAACGATCTTCATTAATAAATGTTCGAGGATGAACGATGCCCTTACCTTTTGCGTGGCCTAATCGTTTATTCTCGTTCCTCATTTTTATCCATTCAGGTCTATGTCGTATAACACCTACTTGGATTTCTTCTTTACTAGCCCTGTTTCTTGCTTTAATATAATCAACTATGAATTTGGGGCGGTTAACCTTATTGATAAAGTATGAGTAACATTCGATAGCATCCGCTTCAAGTTCTGGGCTAACCTCTCCATTCACACCAAAATTAAAAACACTCACTAGCATTTTGTTAACCTTATCGGCTTCATCCTCAGCAATTAACTTACCTGTAAAGTTCATATATAAATCTACAGTCAAAGGAATATCACCTTTAATTATCTTTTTGTAATCAGGTGGGTTTTTCATAGTACATCATCATCTGTTTTAAACATTTGGATATGCTCACCGCCGTATTCTTTTTTCTCGGTCTCAATCAAAACATCTTTTATTGTGTTCGCGTGTTTGGCGGGGACACCTTTAACCATCCATTTACGTATTGTACTTTCAGACAAGCCTTTCTCTCTAGCTAGTTGTTTGGGAGATACTTGGCGACGAAGCATTCCATCACTAAGTTGTCGTGCGCTTATCTCTATTGCGTTCATATCCTTCATAACTAATCCTTTCTATTTAATACTTTTTCAGCAGCCTTATTTGTTTCCATCATCATGAAAAACGGGTCTATTTCAAAGGCTCTCATGAACTTTTCTTCGTGTATTTTATATGCATCTTTTAAGGACTTTTCCACAGTTTTAGACCTATATTTCAAATCTATTGTGGAAATGTCTACTCCATTAAAGTCTATTCTTTTATCTTTTAGTAGACCAACAACCTTATTATGTGCGTGGCTAGCCGTTGAATGATCTAAACCAAAAAGCCTACCCGCTTCTGAAAATCCCCAACCCAACCTTTCAACAAGTAAAAACATGGCGACTTGCCTAACGTTACATAGCTTTCGTGTTTTAGATTTTGTTTTAAGCTGCTCATAGGTGAAGCAGTAGCGACTTTCAATATAGTCAAATATTTCTTGCTTAGTATTCACTATATATCCTTATGTTATTTCTATTGAACCTTCATAGGCCCAGAGTTTCTTTAAATCCCCAACGTGCCAGATATGGCTATCATCTAAGTATAAGCTATCGAAAAGTGCTTTAAGGTAATTATCAATATCTGGGGTCTGTACATGCGGCTTACCGTCCATTTCAACTTTCTTCTTCTTACTCCAGGATTTAGGCATAGGAACATGAAATATAATTGATTGGCCTACTTCAAACTTAACCCTGCGAAGTCTAACCTCATCTTTAAAAGCTCGGTATTGCATTACACAAGGTCTTTGCTTCCACTTATCTGCCCTAGTCATTCTCGGTTTGGTGTTGGGGTTTACTTCATAAATCATTTAGCAGACTTCAATGCAGCCAGCTTTATAAATGATGATACTGTCCTATTGTCCTTATTAGCGGCTTTCTTTACTTTTGAATATTCAGCTTTGGTGTAGTAACTTGAAACACCTTTTTTATCTTCTTTAGTCATTGTTCTCTCCTGTTTGATTTTGTGTATCTTAATATATATGTATAAATTTTGCAAACGGAAAATAAATTAATTAAAAGTTTGACAATGTTTTTTATTATGCTAGATTAAATGCACAAACCTCGAAGACGCGAACCGCTAGTATATCTAGAAGGAGTAAGCAGATCAGGTACTATATGGGTGTTATGGGGGCTCAGGCCCTCAGCACTTTAGAAGGGAGCGAACGATGTATATGGCATTCTTTAAAAAAGAACATGATTTTGCTAAAACAAACGATCCCAAAGAATACGATAAGCTTATGTGTTTAGGCTATCAGGTAATTCCAGAAAAAGAATATAAGAAGGGGATAAATAATGAGCGCGCATTTAAAGCAAACAATATGTAAGGTGTCACAAATAGGTCATGAATTAGCCAAACAACCAACGGGTGATGATCTTAGTGATTTACGCAAGGCTAAACTTTTAGATAAGTTAATATATCAGGTTAAAGAAATGCTTGGGTATGCCGCCGATAGTTTAGAGGTTCCAGAAAATACTTTCGAGGGGTTAAAGAAACATGTTGGCGCTCTTGACGAAGATAAAGAGCTTAATCATTTAATTGAAGATCTTGAGGAAGCCACTAATGAACCAGCAGACGGTCCTAGTCGTGATCATGTAAGGATAGTGTGATGGATAAGTTTTGGAATTACGCACTTGGATTTTTAATCACAATACTTTGTGTATCTGCATATTATTGGATGATAAGATAATGGCGAATGAATTTAATGATGATTTTCCTAATTGGGAAAGTGACTATAAAGTGAGTTTCGATGATAGTCGTTTCTTAAATAAATGGGTATGGACACATGTTAATTATGATGGTCCAGAAGATGATAGGATAGGGTGTTGTGCCACAGAACAAGAAGCATGGGATGATGCTTACGAACATTGGTTAGAACAAAGGGATTAATTATGACTAAAGAATTAAATCACATTGAAGCTTTTATTCAAGCTCAAAAAGAAATGACTACCCCTGTTTTTAATACGGTTAATCCATTTCATAAAAATAAGTATGCAGACCTTGGGGCTATTTCAGCTTCTTGTTTGGAGGCGCTTTTGAATAATGACCTAACACCTATTGTATCTTATGGATTTGTCGAGGGAGAGTGGGGGATTATAACGAAGATTGTATATAAAGACTTGAAAGAGGTTGGCTCTGGTGGGTTCTATATTATTGATAAAACATTGAATGACCAGAAAAAAGGTTCCTCTACAACATACGGGAAAAGATATTCTCTTTCAATGGCTTGTAACAGAATTGCCGATGCAGACGACGATGGTAACGCAACATCAAAAGACACACCAAAAGAAAAACCTAAATGGAACGGTCCTATACAACGATCTAAATTCTCTGATGCTGTTGTTAAATTTAATAAAGAACTTAGCCAGTGCATGAGTATGGAAGAGTTTACTATATGCAAACATAACAACAAGTCTGTATGGGACCAGATTAACTTAGACACACCGAAGGATGCTAAACTTACAAACCCTGACTGCACATCAGGAGAAACAACAGGTGGTCATATTAAGCGGCTTCACCACCACTTTACACAAGTGGAAGAAATGAACAATATGGAGAATAAATAATGCTGAACAGAATTGAAGTAATTGGTCGAGTTGGTCAGGATGCAGAATTTCGCGCCATGACAAATGGTAAAGAAGTTTGTAATCTATCTGTTGCTGTTACTGACAAATGGCGCGACAAAGGAACTGGTGAGCAAAAAGAGCGCACAGAATGGACTAAGTGGGTCTGTTTCAATGAAAACCTTAACAAGATTATCAAGTCATATGTGAAGAAAGGTGATTTAATACGGTTAGTTGGTAGCCTCCAAACTCGTTCATGGGAAGATCAGCAGGGTATTAAGAAATATTCGACTGAATGCGTTATCCAAGGGTTTAATGGTGAATTGACACTCTTGCCCAATGCTAAACAGGAATCAAATAATGATGGTTATCGTGGTTCTAGTAATAATAACCCTCCACCACCAGCCGATGATTTAGACGAATCGGAAATTCCGTTCTAAAATAGTTTACCAAGTCCTCGCCGCTTCTCCAGAATTCCCTTCTTGGCGGCGGGGCAACCTTGGAGATGATATGCGCAAAGAATTAACCAATCCTAAATATATTGAATATCTCAGAAGTTTACCTTGTGTTGCCACAGGGTTTTTTGACGTTGTGCTTCATCACATCATTGTAGGGAATGAGATAGGTCGGATTATGAAGAATGATAATATAGCGGTTCCTATATGGCCTCCATTACACAATGAATTAAATGATTCAATACATTTTATCAGTGAGCGCGAGGTAGATATACCAGAAGAATTAAAAGGCCAGAGATTGACCAAAAACCAATTATTCAATATTAAGCATGGTGTAGACCTGTACGAGATAGCGTTAAAATTAAGGAAAGAATATGAAAACAACAGTTAGAAGTCCAAGCGATCTTGACGCTTTCCTTGATAGGCTATTACAGGCTGATTTAAGCTTTGAAAAGCATGGTTGGGACATTGAGGTCGCAAAACACGACGGGGGCATATCCGCTGCTCAACGTAGGCAATACTGGAAGTGGGTTAACGATATAGGAAATCATCTTGGTTATTTTAAAGATGAAATGCACGAAGAGTTAAAAGAGGCCCATATGATACCTATTGAATACACTGGATTAGATGGAACAGTTAAAGAAAGAAGACCCTCAATAACTAAATTGAAGGTCAGGGAAATGTCCGAATACATGGACAAGGTTTATACATGGGCTGGAACTATGGGTATATTTTTATCTAAACCCGAAGATGTTCACGCCAGGTAATCGCTCATCTGTTTCTCCATTCCACAGTGAAAACTTCAAAGTTATAATTCAATTGATCAAGGGCATCTGCTGTGCGTTTTACATCTTCTTTTATGGTCTTGATGTATGTGTATATGCCACCCATGAAACAACCGAGAATAATTGCGGCTATCCAAATGAATATAAAACTATAATCTATCGGGATTACTACATCTGCTATGCTCGTTTGTTTTTTATGTGTCATTTGAAATTCCTATGCTGTTACGCTGTTTAAAATAATACCAAAAGGCATATCTTGGCGACCATAACGCTTTCTTAATTTCTTCCAAATCCGTTTCGACCTGTGCCGCGAATAAGGAATTCTTGAGTTTGTAATAGGCTGCATAACCATAGGTGCGCCATAAACCAAGAAAGGTATCTTTTGGGGTTTAATCTCTGGTTCCATTTTAATTTTCATGGGCCAAGGTAATATTTCGCGCTCAACAGGTTCACCTATTTTCTCCACAGCATCTTTTAATTTATCCCACGTTAAAGGATCTTGAGGTTCTGGTTTAGCAGAAGTACCCATGAATAAGCTTTCAAATTTTTCATCCATAGACTTCCTAAGCATGTCCATCATACGGGCTTCTGGTGTGTCTAAGACTATGACTTTACGGCTCATTTGTTTTGCTCCGAGTTATGACACTCCTTGCAGATATGTCTGCGTTTGTGTCCGTTGAAAAACTCCTTACATACAAGGCAAATATTTTGATAAAGGCCGTTTTCTAAATGGAAATCCTCAGTCCAATTCTTTGGGCTTTCAGGAACCAGTGATGATTTGTCAAATTCGCTCGTTTGTTTTGTCATTGGTTTATGTCCTTTATATCTATCAGACAACGAATTGTTGTTTTCTGGTTTTGCAGCTTCTTATCATAATCGTTTGCTGATTTATCACCACAAGCTCTTAACCCTTGGTGAACCTTTCTCATTGATTTAAGAACACCAAACTGGAACTTTATTAAATAATTAATATCCTTAGGGTGTTTAAATTTACGTCCATTTTCAAGCATGGCATCATAGTCATTAAAATCAGGACCACTCATTCTATAATTCCCTTCTTCTTGCTCATTTGAAAACACTCCATAGTTTTGCAATTAGCGCATTGCTGGTTTCTTGAGACATTGGAAAATCAGACATAACTGGCTGGTTTTTGATTAAATCCATGACAACATCAGCACGAATATATTCTTCGCACTCTTCTGGTTGCCATATCTTATCTGCACACCACTGACGACCATCGCCACCATCATCTTCGTTTTGCAGGTAAATAATTTTATACTTCTCTTGGCTCATTAGAAAACACTCCCTATTATGAAACCGATTGCAGCAGCGCAGAACCAGTTTGTTAAAATAAACTTGCCAGATAGACAGGCGTTTGCACTATCCAAGGCTTTGTGAAGCTTTTTATTCTCTTCATCAAGCAGTTCAATTTCCTTAGCTGCTTTTTCTAATAAAGTAACACAAGGAGCATCCAGCCTTCCGTTTCTTCTTGCTTCAAGGCGCAGTTCTAATGAGAGGCTCATTTGTTTTGCCTTTCAATTATTTTTTCAAAGTCGTTTGTTGTTTCTACAATTTCCTCATAACCGACCGTATCAACTTTGTCATAAGCGTGTTTAAGCATATAACTGAATACTTTATACAAAGTCTTTAAATCTTCATCGCTCGTTTGTTTATTATCGGTCAAAATGTTTCTCCTACCCATTTAATCATATTTTCAAGGTCTTTTTGAACACTGTCTGCATGTTCTTTTTCTCTTATTTTAGTGTTGTGATGGTCTTGGCAAATCTGTTTTGCCTCACCTATGTTTCCTGCACAGCCATATACTCCAAGATTACGACCATATCGCCACCATACGCCACCTTCTGCATCTGTGCTTACGTGATAAGTGTTTTGCAAACCGTCAGCACTGCCAAAGCTATTCCAATCCAACACGCTCATTAGTTTATTCCACTTCTCTATTTAAAATTTCATCATATAAGGCTCTTTGAGCATCATCGTTCATCTTGTTATATCCGCAGTTTGGATAACCACTATATATCTGACAAACTTTAATTAGGTCTTCTAAGGCATCAATCCTATCAGCCGCTTCAATAGATATAGGTGGAACATATGGAGAAAAATCACGTCTGCCATTTATCCCTGTGACGTAGTGGCCGCGCAACCGGTCTTGTATTAACCCACCATCGCTCGTCTTCGTATTATCTACCATTTGAAATACTCCATTAATTTTGCGAGCCAAGGAAAACGGTTTCGTCTTGCGTGTTTTTCAGCATATTCATACATATTGTCACTTCCGTAGTTTCTGTCTCCAGAAAAGTTCCAATCATGTTTTTCCATATGGGCCATTTTTACACTATCGTAATCATGAACACCTTTATAAATATCCACGTAGTAACGGTTCCAATCTGTCCCGTACCACCTGATATAAGTAAACCCATTTTTAACGGCACGTTCCATCATTAAATAACCGTCTACATCTTCCCATTTTAGGCTCATCTAAATACCCTTTCCATTTGAAATGTCTGTACGCGACAACCATAAAAATATTACCAACGCCTTAGGGTATCCAAAACAATAACTGATAATTTCCTTTACCGTTAAAGTCTGTTTTGCATAATAATACCAATCCCCATAAACATAGAGTTGGGAGTTTCTATAAAACCAGTTGTTATGCCTTATTAGGCTTTTAAGCACAGTTGTTTTTCTTCTTTTTGTTTTATTGCTCATCTTAATTGTCCTCTAGTTTTGAAATTAAAGAAGATGGAACTTCCATTTCATCTAATAAATTAAACACCTTCGCCCACGCTGTTTTATAAGCGGTGTTGTGATAAGTACCTAGATTTTGGACAGTAACCACAGACCTTAAAGCGTCCACAATTACCATTAAGTCTCTAGCGTTCAATGGTCCTTCACTGCTCGTTTGTTTATTATTAGACATCTGCAATTTCCTTCCATTCTGATTTTGGCTCATTAGGTCTTAATGCTTTTCTTCTATCAAATTCTTCTTTTTCTAAAGTCCTTCCTAACCCTGTTGTTTTATCGTAGTCACCAACATGATTACATTCAAAATGTAGATCAGGGTTTTTATTATAATGATGGTTCCATAATCCGCACTTCTCGCAGCGTTCTGGACACTTACAGTTTTTTGTGAATTTCAAACAAGTAACGCAAAATGATGGGCCTAAATAACTCATTAGAATATTTCCCTTTTTCCACACGCACTACATTTTCCAATCACTTTATTATTTTCAAGTGTGACCAGTAAAGCATGTGCTGTTTCCCAATTAACTTTAAGTTTTCTTTGAAAATACGCTGTACTTGCCTTCCTATCAATACGGACAATATGTTTAGCATCACGGTACAATTGCGTAGCAGTCATATCTTTAATCTCAATGCTCATCTTCGTGACTCCCGTAGTTTTGAAATCAAGGTGCTAATTTCATCATTTTGTTCTAGCAATGCATCAACTTGAGAATGTCGATAATCAGCACCACGCATCTTTTCAATTTCAATTTTGTTTACTGCACTGCGAACAATAAAAAGAATATTTTCAACCCCCTTAAGTATTTCATTCCGATTTAAAGCATCAACAACAAGATCAGCATTTTTTATAGTGAAGCATTCCGCAATAGGGTCACTTTCACTATTCGCAACAATCAAAGTGTTTACCGTTGTTTCTACTTTTTTATATGTGCCACTCATTTGTTGTACTCCCTTGCGTCTGCATCAGCTCTTTTTGAATTTAACCATTTCTCGTATTTGTCAGCGTATTCTTTGCCTTGAAAATGATTAACAACTTCATCTTTATTATTCATGACACACCAAGGAAGCGTTTTATCCCACTTGGCATCATAAACAACTTCAAAAGGCCCATCCTCAACGTTACAACGTCCTAAGCGGTCCGCGTTTGATAAGATCATTTGCTTGCCTTTCCTCTGTTTTTCTCAAATGGAAAACGGGTGTGAAACGGAATACCCGCCACTAAATCTTCTTTGTTTCTATAAACAGTTGCACTCTTCATTCCACTGGCCTTAGATGCTTTGACGACATTTAAAGTGTCATCAGCCTTAAAGTATTCGATAGCAGCTTCCCACTCCTTCTCTGTGAATGATAACGACCTTGTTGTGTAGCTATCACGTTCCTTAGCGGCCTCAATACCAGCAGCCGTTCTTTCAGATGTGTGACTAAGCTCTAATTCAGCCATAGCAGCCATTATATGAAAGATCATCCTACCCATTGACGTATTAGTATCAAAACCTTCTGTAAGGCTTTTGAAATGGACACCACGCGCTTTTAAATCATTCACAGTGGTAATAAGTTGCATGACAGAACGACCTAAGCGGTCAAGCTTCCATACAACAAGAGTATCACCAGCGCGGCACCGTTTTAAAGCAAGGTCAAACTGTGGTCTTTTCTTTGCCAAAGCTGAAACTTGCTCTTTAAATATAAAGTTATCTTCAATGCCAGCGGCCTTCATTGCGTTAAGCTGAAGGTCTAGCCGTTGGTCTTCTCTTGAGGTTCTTGCGTATCCAATTTGCACTTGTTTAGTCCTTATATGAGAGTTTTGAAATCGCCTTATTTTTAGGAGTGTAAAACATTAGTGTTGACATGTCAAGAGAAGTGTAATAGGTTTGTGGAAATTAATCAACAAACGCCCATCACTAATACGGGCAACAACATAAAGGATAAGAATATGGGCGATAGAGCAAACGTAATAATTAAAAGTAGTGGTGAGCAAGTATGTCTTTATACGCACTGGACAGGTAGTGAATTAGCCGAAACTGTGAAGGACGCCTTGAAGCGCGGTGTTGGTCGTTGGGATGATTTCCAATATCTAACACGCATAATCTTT